GGGGTCTTCAATCCATAAGATTGAAGAGTATAGCGGTAGTTAGCCGCCATACCTCAATGGTATTACTACCATCGTCGGGACACCAATTCCAATTGGAACTGGTGGCCCTCTTTCGCTGGTAGACTGCGGGCCCAAGCCTGAGCCCAATGCCTACCGTACCTAAGCAACCGTGAAGTGCCGCCTTTATCAGGCCGTCTGGATTGTAAATCCGTTGACGGGACCCTTTAGGGCAGTACAAGATTCCATCGCGTAGTCTAATGTATTTAGTCTTCGACTCCCACCTCCGGTATATAATACCTTGGGTGTTCGGGTCCAACTTCTTACCTTCGATACACTCGAGCGGAACCTTCACGCCAGCATCATCGTTCTCATAAAGAGGAACCCACATTCGTGGCAACCCCTTCATGAGTCGTCGACACGTCAAAGGGAGATAAATCCCAGTGCGTGCCGACCAACGATTCAGCTGGTTTATTACAGTTGCACGATGCTGCGGAGTTTTGAGGGATTTTACATATACCCCCCTAACGTCCTGACCCTTATAAAAGTCAGAACCGCAGCTCTCGCGAAAGTCGCCGTCGTTAAACGACTTATCTTCGTTCACCGTGAAACCCAACAGCCCAAGAAGGCGACATGTATCGTCATAGAACTCGTTCTTGACAATGATGTCGTCTCCAAAGACTGCAAAGTTCCCGGATGATTGTCTACGGGGTCGCACCATTCTCTTTTGGTGCAACTCGTAAACCGAAGATACGACACAGCAAAACACCGCCGTTTGTATGGGGAACGTGAAACCGTTACCCATCGACGATAACATGTTTAGCTGTACTTGCTCACCATTTGGCAACTCACACATAGGTGACCGGAGCTTTTTCAACCACCAGACGATTTCGTCGGGGAAGAATCGCTCAATCATCTTGAGTGAGATGGAGTCGGACGCCGACTGGAGATCTATTGTACAATAGGTCCCATTAAGGCTTCCTCTTCTGGCCAAGATACGATTTTTATCTGGCTGAGTGGATAAATTGATCCCGAAAGATCTTTTTAACTCCTCCTCAAGCAGACTGCCCAGACCTAGCTGATAATACATGTTCAGCGTCGGTTCTGTACAGATCGTACGAGCAATGTCGACTGACTTAGGAACGAAAGAAAGACGATTACCTAGCACATGGCAGTACTTCCCGTAGGCGTCCTGGCGGTATAATTCCGCATCGTGCCACCTCGGGTCGTGACTAGTCCAGTGTGAGTATAACTCAAACAGACCGGGGCTAGTGCATGTGAGCTGTGAAGAGAATAACTTTGTATAAAAGTCACTCCCAACTGCTCCTATGCTACTACCGGGGCCAACACGACCTCTGTCTAAGATGTCGTGCCAGCTCCCTAGCCTTCCTTTCATGCGTCTGAAGAACTGATTGATGGCCGTTTCAAAGCCACCAAGCAGGACAGACTCATGCCAGGTGTAGGGCCCGGGCGTCCATTCACCGCATGCTTTATTACATGCGAGGAATTTGTCCAAAGCCTTCTGCTCAGCATCTTCCGCCACATCGTCCTTAAACTTCTTAAGAAACGAGCGGTGGAGAGAGTGAGCATAGTGGGTCCGGACGGACATCCCAGGGTAGTCAACGCCGTCATTAAAGCCGGCTACTTGACTCCTTAGGTCTGACTCTAGGTCAAGGTAAAGAGCATGAGGGTTAATTCCCATCAGTACGTTCCTCGTAGAATGTTACTTTTCGAAAGTCAGTCTGTGTCTAGGACAGCTGAGATACCAACGACGAGCTCGCCAATCTCCTCACTGAGAAGATCGGCTACGCCCTTGCGTTGTACCTCATCCGCCGCAAACACAGAAAGGATCAGGATCACAACCGTTAACGGGATGTTCCCTTTCCTCAGGATACGCTTCCTCAATATTTTGAGAAGGCGACCCAAGGTTAGAGTACCCCGTCGATGGCCAGATCGCCAATCCCATCACTTTCGGCCCATAATGTGCCGAAGTGGGCTGACAACGCCGCACGAACGCTCGCTGGATCCGCAACGTCAGCACCTGCCGGGACCGAAATTTCGGTCGTGACAAGCATGACAAGCGGAGACTGTCCAGCAAGAGGCAACACACCCTTTCGGGTGATCACCTTGAACGTATTGCGCGGAACATTCGAGAGGACACCGGTCACCGGATTCGGTACTCCCGCGCCACGAAACGTGGCAGGGCGAACCGCGGTGATGGTGAACGGACTGCTCACCGAATGTGCACTGACTCCAGTCTGCGTACCGCCAAGCGCGGTAACGGCATACTGTTCGCCATTGCTCATTGGTGCCACGTCACTCGTGAGAGTATACGTGGGACTGGTAAGACCAGTCTGGGGACCCCCAGTAACTGGGGAACTTGGGTCAAACATGGATTATCTCCAAAGTAATGGTTAAATTATCACTCGGTATAAGTATGCCGTGCTGATATTGCGCGGAAGACTTTCTCAATATGTCTCCCGCCCACGACCAGTGCCGCGAGGTTGATCCACTTAAGTGAACCAAGTCCAGGCATTTCGAACGCTATACGGGGCACAAGTGACCCGTGATAGACATCCCGAACGACTCCAGTATGCGAGCCACTAAGTACAGGACGCTTATCCTGTATCAAGGTCCAGCCGTTAAGACTGGTAGGGATGGCTCGAGTGGATTTCCACTCGAGTGTTGTTCGGACGGTTTTATTCATCCAAGCAACGTCCTTCCACCCTGATGACAGCGCGCTGATTATCTCTCCAATATTAGAGAAGTAATCGGCCACGAAGCTGTATGGAAGAAGTTCCCAGAGGGTAGGAACGAAGTTGGCAGGGCCTAAGCCCAGCGAACGGACGTTCACACCATGGTCCCTTCCCACACGGACACGGCCATCGTAGATGACTTCGACGGTTTTGACCCTACTAATGTAGAGTTCGTACCGAGGAGTGTTGATGCTGGTTTGCCCAAGGACATTATTGTCTTTAAGGGCAAGAGAGTGCGACCCGTAACCCCTTACTCTTTCGAGTTCGGGAACGAGACGATTCACTCTCTCCGCAATATAGGACTTAGCGTCCTCAATATCGCGCAGCGTCGGACTCACACCGAAGTTCCATTCGAGCCATGTTCCTGCGGCCATCTTCTTGAGGGCGAGCTCGCGCTTTCGCGCGTCCCGCAGTCTGGCGATCTTATTTCCTCTTTTCTTCAAGAGGTTTAGATAAGACCGTAGACCTTCTCTAAGAGACTTGGCAGGGCTTCGGATCATACGCACCAACTCTGCGGATTCACCAATAAACACCCCCGCTTGAACGCGGGTAAGTGCCGACTGGATCTTCTTTTGAAGTTGTGTAAGCGCCTGAGCGTTTGCCAGCTCCTCTGAAGGTTCACTACCTGACCAGCTAGGGTTATAATACCATTTGCCGACCCGGTGTACCTGGAACAATGCATTAGGATTAGAAGAGGGGTTGGTTCTCTGATAGACTAACCAATAAGGTGTAGATTTTTGCCTAAATCTTGACGCGACTAAACGCGTGCAAGCATTACGGCCTGTCTTTACCTGTTGGCGCCATTCAGGGTTCCTATAAGCCTCATGAAACCCAGTAACTTGAGTAAAACTCGAATACTGGGGACTCAAGGGTTTTTCGGTCAGATTGACACGAACCTGTTTAGATTCGTCTCGAGACGTCCAAACCCGAGAGACTTCTTTATCGTATTGCAGTTGCTCCATAGAACCTCCATTAGGGCTGAAGGGACTTGCGTCCCATAAAGGACGCTACCGTTGAGAAGAC